AAATTCAGAGCAGGCAAGATTAAGGAAATACCAATCATGCTCATCAAGTGATGCAGTTAATCTAATTCGCTCTCTGATTCTTCTGCACTCGTGACCTTCTTGCTGAAGATCGCTCTCAAGGAGGGGATTTCTAAACCCTTTGCCTTGAGATACCCGGTAAAAAAACTTCCGAAATTCTCCTTGAGAGCAAACTCTACAAGAAAGATTAACGTGCCATAATTGCCAGAAAAGTACTCTTCAAACTTGATCGGTTCGCCATCAGCAGACGAACCATCCATCAACATCGTCACTGTCTTTACAATATCAATTTTATCGAGTTGGGAGACAAGCATGACAGCTAATTCTGTCCAGATGACACTTTCTTCTGGGAGGATGTAGTCACGTTTTTCAACGTTATCTGCAAGAGAGCCGAGGGAAGGGAGGATGGTTCTAGCGAGGCTTGTTGCCACGGATAGACCTTTCGTAGCAGGGAGGAGCTTGATTGTGTAGGTGATGCCGTCGGCATCAATTTCTCGATAGCCTCCGGCAGATTGAGCTGCTTTACTAAGGCTTTTAAAATCCATAAATTATAAGTTCTCCGTTATAATCTTGGGAAGGGGAAAGGGGCGTTGGTACGCCCCAGAGGATTTACAACTTAAACGCTTCTATGGCGTCTTTAAACGAGCCGATGTCGGCAAGGATGTTGGCAGGAATATCAAACCCATCCAGTGTAGACATATACAACATATCTTCACAGAAGAATGTCCAGTTTTGCGTTTGACCAGCAGCAGAAGAACCGATGGTCACTTCGGGACGTGACTGAATGTGGGCACGCCGCAGAACGGCTGCAACACCACCAGATGGGTCATGGATACCAAGATCACCACGGTAGAGTGTTCCGCTTGCGCGCTGCGCATTATAGACGGCACTCAAGTAGTGGTTTGACGGCGAGTTGTATTGGAAGCTCAGGGTCACCGTTCCAGTGAAGTCGGGCAGCAGAGAGATGCTAATCTCACCATCAGCTCCTACTTCCGTCTCGGTAGTGGGTGATGACGGGGTGATAACCACCGAGCTATCAGGGGCCAGTCCACCGAGCTTCTTTCCAAGCCAGTTTACTTTGATGTTGCGTGAAGAAAAAACAGGCAGTGACATTATTTATTATCTCCTTATGCCGTGGCGTCATACGTGAGTGTTCCACTCACTACAGCGATGTGGATGGAACCAGCCAAGTATGCCTCGAATGCAAGATTCAGTATCCTTGATTGCTTTGTGGCAAAAGACACATCCTTTGAACGGGGCACTGTGACAGTGAACGGGTTCTCAGCTTGCAGGATATTGGGTGAAGAAGCCGTGGAGACATACCGACTCAGGACAGATTCAAGAACATTCTGCATTTCGCGGATGCCGTTGTCGTCATAGGTGATCTTCTCACTGTTCAGTATCTTGTTTTCGTAGCCCTCAGTGATTCTTGCAATCAACAGGTCACGACTCGAGATAACGTCGATCCACTCTCCAGATGCTACCTTGCCATCACGGAATGCAGTGATACCGCCAAGAGAAACCACAAGCGATGCGTTACGATCACTCAGATTATTCTTTTGTGTGGTAGACAAGTTCAGGCCAGTGGATGGGTCTTGAGATACATCAAGCCCAGCTACCTTCTGGTTGGCCCATGTCATTGTTCCGGGCTGTTTACCAGCACCAACCCCGATATACCGCATCTCTGGGAACAGGGTGTCTGCATCATGGTGGAACAAACCTACAGTGCGGAAGTAATCCAGCTCAGCCACTTTACCGAGTGTGTCGCCGTTAGCAGCGGGTTCCGTCAGGGCAGTGATTCCATCAGCTTCGTCAACACTAAAGAAGTAAATCTTGTTTTTAGCTTCAACATCAGCGGCCAGTGCAAGAATAAACGCTTGCGTGTGGTCATCTGCACCAATGTAGTAAAAGTCGTCATCAACAGCTTGAATTGCTGTCATGCAGTCAGCGGCAGTCTCAGTGACAGTGTTGGTTCCCGTCAGGCCAGTAACGCCAGAGATGGTGAACTCATCAGTGCCCTTGGTTAGGATCAGTGTGGTGGTGCCTGAATCCGCGACATCCGTCAGGGCTGACAATCCAGCCTTCAGGGCTGTAACAACTTCAGCGGCTGTGTTAGTGGTGACATCCGTGGTGACGGTGACAGTGGCTGTACCACTTGAATCCGTTACAGTGATGGCATAGACTGTGCCTGCAACATTGGGATCGCCATCAAGAGCAAACTCAATGGAGTCCACTTCACGGCGGCCAATTTTGAATTGGGCAGGAGCACCAGATTGAGCCAACAGGCCTTGTGAGGCAATGTAGGCGTTGGAAGTGGTGGGAAAGTCTTCTGCCAACTCCACGAGGCTGGTGTATGAGCGTACACGCTCGGTGAAATAACGATGACTTGAGATGAACAGCGGAGTGCTGAAGCCTACTGATGTTACGGCGGATGTCTCAAGTGTAATGTTTACTTGTGCAATGTCTTGCAGGGCCATCTATGTGGTTCTCCTTGGTTTGTAATTATTAGTTTGGCGGTACTAGTGTAATTGTTTCGTCAACCGGCAGCGGGTCTTCATCGCCCGTTTCTCTATAGAGTTCTGAACCCGTCGTATCAACGACTTCGATAAGCTCACCAGCAGAGGTATCAACATGCCGATCTGTAACTCCAAGTGTTATGGTGAAGCTGGCAGACTCGATAAACTTGTCTTCGACAAGAACAGGAAGGTTGGTTAGCGTCCCTGTCTCAATAACAACAGCGCCAGCATCATCCTCAAGCCTGTTTAATACTTGCTCTCTCCTGAACCAACCTTCTAACTGATTCGCGATAGAAACAGCACCAGTTCCATATGCGCGATAAGAACAAAGCACAAGATAGTGTGTCTCATAGTACGGTTTGTTATCTTCATCATATCCATCATTCCAGAGCCATCCGGCCTCTTGTTCAACACTTAGTACATCCAGCACAATAAACGGGTATGGCAACTGGATAGAGTTTGGTCTTATTTGGTATACCGCCGCCTTACCACTGACAGTGGAGAGGGCAGGTGAATAGGTTGGTTCCCTTGCTATCTGGACAAGCACCGATTTCAATGTATCAAAGTCAATCATTACGTCATGTCCTTCCTGAGAAGGATACACTTGTAGTGATCCTCGTCTGTTCCGTAGCCAGACCAATCCTCAACGGTGAACACTTCGTATGTTCTCCCCCCTATGACGGTTTCATCAGCCGGTGTGCGATTGAACTGGTCGGCTGTCTTCACTTCCGTCTTTGTGTAGAAGCGTCTTGCATCTGCGGATGTCTTCCCTTGTGGGAGGATATTCTGCTGGATGCCCTTGAGAGGCTGTAGAGATCCCGTAGCGCAAAAAGAGGATGTAGTCCCATCAGTGAGTCGGCCATCATCCCCAAGGGCAGCAGCGGCCTTTCTGGTGAACGTCAGGGTGTGTGTGCTTAACAGGTCATTCACTTCACTCCCTCACCTTCTTATCAATGGATGTTTTATAGGCTGTTCTCTCTTTAAGCTCTCCAGAGTCAACCATTGGCGTGTTCCTATTCCCCTTGTGCTTGATCACATTCTTACTGTTGCTAGTGAGAGGTGGAGAATGACCAAAGATTGATTTCTCTTTTGCCCTTAGTGCAGCACCAACGGTGTTCAAGAGTTCCAATACATCACCCTGCGACACAGTGGTCTTCAGAAAGCTATCAATAGCTGCATTGGCAGGGGGTGGGAGTTTGTTCTTTATTGAGGCGAGGAAGATTGCAAGGATGGGCCTCGGAGGAACAGACACTCCACCAGTTTCATACCCCGTTGAGTGCATCCGCATCAAGTCCACCAGCGTCAGGTGGTCTGCCTCTGAGTGGTTCCCTTGTTCAAGGAAGTGTCCTACCTCAACACTCAACCTTGTCAGGTTGCTGAACCTCTCCCCGAGTTGCTTCAGTGAGTTTCCTGTTCTTACCACTTTTGTTTTTGTACTTTTTGTCATCTTTCTTCCAAGTGGATGGTTCAAGAAACCCACTGAAAGTAATGACACCGTTCTTGTCTTTTACTTCACAGTAGACTGTCATTTTATTTATTCCTACCGGATGCGTATTCCACCGTCAAGGACTACCAGATCAACAGCATCTGTGGTGTTGGCAATGTAAGCCTTGATCTTGTCACCTTGGTTGATTAGCGTCTGCCAGATAACTGACGTGTTCCTCGGATCAGATGCACTCACTTTGTTAGTTCTTTTTGATTCGGCGATGACTGAATAGCCAGAGCCGGTGTCCATTGCTAAGTAGATAGCGATAACCTTGTTGGTTCCAGATACAGACTCAACACTCAGGTTGATGTCAATAGGGTGGACAACAGGGCGATCCCCAAGATAGATGATCTCTCCGTCAGATGACACAGTGAAGCCAGAGGATCGAACGTCTGTCCATACAGCATTAACAGGGACTGCTACGCTCTGTGTTACAATAGTCGTAACCAGTGCATTACCCGAGAAGGCCGCCATTGCATCTGCAAGGGTGTCTTGCATGCGCGTATTATTCTGGAATGACCAATGCAAGTCTTCGCTTGTAATACCTACACGATCTGTTCCGGGGCCACTAAGGACACCATCTGAAATCTTTCCCGCCCCACCCTGCACAATGTTAGCTGAGTTGACTGCCCCAGAAAGAAACACGGAGGAGAGTCCAGATGCACCGTGGGTGAAGTTGTAATTATCTAAATCAAAGAAGTCAAATGTTGCTGTTCCAAGATTAAGGAATGTTCCAACGTTATTGTCATTACTGATGGTGTCAGAAACGAACTGTTGGAAGGAACCAACGAAGGAAAGCCCGTTCTGTGTGATGCTGGTAAACTGTCCACGGAGCAAGCCAATTGTCAGCATGTCTTGTACAGTGCCAAGCACTTTCACATCGTTGATCAAGAAGTCCTGTATTGCAAGAATCTTAGTCTTAGCCCCTCCGGGGGATGACATATTAAACATCGTCCCGTTAGGCGCATTAAGGCCCATCCCTGAGATGAACAGGTTTGAGTCCACCCCTGTAAACATTGTTCCAAGCCCTGAATAGGATAGGGAATTGGACAGTGTACCGTTTGAAGAAAATGATATGCTGGAACTGGTCAATGTCACCGGGTTGGCAATTGTGACATTGCCGTCAATGATGTAGGTGGTTCCATCTACAAGAGGGTGTACGCCGCCGTCAAGGGCTGGTAAGTCAGCTTCACTTTTTACAATCACGGCGTTGCTGAGGATGCCAGCGTAAAGCTCTGTGTAATTGGCATTTAGCTTGTTGCGAGCCGATAAGCCTGAATCACCGTTGTTTATTGTTTGTTGTGCCATTAGGAGTCCTGCCAAGTCTCAGAATCAACCCAGATGCCGTCATCATTCCAGACACCGCCGTCAAGCAGCCAAGGGATAATAAGGTCATCTTGGGAGATGAAGAATGTTGTCATGTCAATACCAAGCCCGATGCCAATACCTGACATATTTGCAGCCATTCACCACCTCTTAATAGAGAGCAAAAATACCGGTTGCTGTTCCGCCAGTAAGTACGCGCAAACACTGTAGCGGGTTGTACCCTGCAAAGACTGGAACACCGTTAACAGTGGTTCCGTAAATATCCATTAAATTCGCTGTTCCTGCTGTGGTAACAAGTAATGCCTTACATGCACCATCCGGCAAGTCATTATCGTCATCTGGTACAACTAGCACATATTTATAGGCTGGATGTGTCAGCGCCCAATGTTGTACGGCCATTTTTATTCCTTATAGGTATGCGTCTTCGTCTGTGTCTTCAAATGCGCCTTCAAATACGTCTATGGCATCCCCGGGGTTAATATACATCCCGATAGCTACTGAAGGCATGTAGCCAAACAAGGGGCAAATATCAGCAAGGGACTCTATATAGTCTTGCCAGCTTGCTTTAATTGACCCATTAAAATATTCTGTCTCGTTGTCACCAATTCTCTGACGTTTCTTAGCGCCAGCAGACGTAACAGCGATTGTTAAATTCTTTACTGCACAAGCCTTTAATGTCTTGCACAAAACTTCGGCGTATTTGCCGCTATCATCACCAACTTGTGTGATGACTAACTCACCTACGGTGAGGATGTCTGTATCTGTGAGAGTGTTCGCAGGAGGAAGCCAGAAATTAGCATCCGCTACCAATTGTTCTCTATCAATTGTGGCCATTATTTCTCCTGAAATAAGGGGCTTGCTAACACAAGCCCCCTTTTGTCTAAATCACACTAAGAGGGCGCATTACACGCCCTAGGCTCAGGTGGTGGTCAAGTGGCGAATTGCAGCCGGGGTGAGCAGAGCAGGCAGGAAGTTACTCTCTTGGATAACGGTGACACCTTGACGGTTGTCCACCATAGACCAAGCATAACGCTTCATGGCTTGAGTGTTCACATACTCGCGGGTTTGGGCAGGGGCATACACTGAGCGAATCAGGTTGCGTGCGCCCAGCGGGATCAGGTAGGCATCTGCATCGCCAATCAACTTCTGGCCAGCAATGATCTCTGAGCCGTAGTTGATGTAGCGAATACCATCCATTGAGTCGAAGTAGGCATAGTTATACGTGCCTGCACCAAAAGATGATTCACTGATTGGCTGTGAAGCCAGATCAAGACCAAACTTGATTTCACGTGCCAGGCCAGACTTCTGCTCCACTGCGTAACGCAGATCGAAGAACGTATCACCACAGACACAAACGATCTGACTAGCGCTGTCACCAGCACGTTGCAGTGTTTGAGTCAGCAAGCGGCGTTGCTCGCGGAAGGTTTGGTAGAAGTCAATATTGGCCCCATCCAGATTCATGTCGGTAGCTGCTGCACGAGCACCACCTTCCAGTTCAGTGTGGAAGTTGTAAACGGTGAACGGGCCACCACGTACAATGTTAGTATCAGCAGTGACCAACTGAGCAATGGCCAGCTCTTCAAACAGTGCCCAAGCATCGTCAGCCTTGACAGTCATAGCTGCTACGACATCAGCTTCTTGCATCAGCTCATTGGTGCCTGGCTTACGACGGTTGGCATAGTCGCCGGGGGCCACATTAAACTTGATACCGAAAGAAGGAACCGAGTACAGATACTGCTTCGGACGATCCTTTGCAATGTCATTGCCGAGTGCCATATAGGACTTACCGTCAGGCAGCGCCACAGTGGAATCGGTACGATCAAACTTGAATGTGTCGGTCAGCAGGAGCTCTTGCTGAGGGGCCAGCAGGGCAGTCAGCAGGCCGGGTTTTACATAGCTGCGCGTAAGGGCTGGAGTGATGTCCTCCATCTGGAATGCGTTTGCTTGTGACGCACCGAGAGCCTTGCTAACGTCGTAGCTAATTTCACTAGCTGTGATTTTCATTATTTATTATTCTCCGTTATTAAGCGATATGTGACGGAACGACAGCAGTGGCTGAAGTTTCTACGCGGATGCCTTGCTTCTCAAGACGAGCAGAAATCTCCGATTTGTCGGCTGCGGCGATAGCGCCCCACTCAACACCTTCCGTAACAATGCTTGCTTCACCACGGTAGAGCACAGTCATTTTGACTGAAGTGCCAGAAAGGGTGACATCGTCCTTATTAAAGCCAAAGCCCTCTTTAGAACCGACAGTGATGCAGATTGAGGCGTGGTTCGGCAGTGGGCTGGTTACATCATTGCCGTACGGCTCGCGGGCCATCCACACAACGCCGTCAGTCTCCGTTACAGTTGCGCCGGGAACAGTCGGGAAGGTCGGCTCACCCTCGGTGTTGTTACTGGTGCCAGCGGTGATACAGACGTACTCAAGGCCATTCTGTGTGGCAGGTTTGACTACAGCACCCGCTGCATAGGCGGTTGAGGCAGCCCAGTCAGGGTTTACAGTAATAGGTTTAAAAGCCGAATCAGTGTTTGACCACTTCACCAGTGTGCCGATAGGCTCTACATCGCCTGAGCCTTCGCAGTTGACGGTGGCGAAACAGTAGTTTACACCTTGGCCAGATTCAAATTTGGTATAGCCTTTGACAAGTTCGGAAACGTGCTTGCGGCCAGTTGCATTCAGTGTCATTATTATTTAACTCCTTAGTTATTGCTTTTTCTGAGCTTCACGGGATTGGGCCACTTGCTCAGCAAATGACTTTTTAACTGGTGCCCCTGCATCGCCAACTTCATTCTCAAGCTGCTTTGCGAGCAGATTCTCTTCTGTAGGAAGTGCCTTCTTGATAGCCTCTTCCTTAGATGACAACAGGTCTTCCATCACGGCAATGATGGCGCATTTCTGCTCAGTGTTAATTTCAACCAGTGCCCGGATCAGTGCCTCTTCCTTGTCGGAGACCACACCAAATTTAGCCACTTGCTCTTTAATTTCGCCTGTCTGCAATTGCTTGCGGAGGGCTTCGTTCTCTTCTTTGAGAGATCTCATCAGTTGCTCTTGCTCGGGAGACATGTCGCTGTCTTTCTCCATTTTAGTTTCTTCTAGTTCTTCCCCTGCCCTTCCCTTGGTACAGCGGGAAGAATCACCAGAGGGTTCAATACCAAGCTCAGCCAAGAGCTTAGCCTCTTCTTCGCTAAAACCCTCTTTGGATTTCAGTAAGAATGCTTCGTTCATCAAGCTGCATGCACCATCACCTGATGTATAAGCAATGTGCGGGTAACTTGAGTCATTACCTTCTTCGCCTTCAAAGTCAAAATGTACATCTTCGAGATATACGCCAACTTTATTGTTGATCTTATTTAAATTAGCCATCTACCTTCCTCTTGGACTTACATTTTGCTCCGATTGAGAGTCCCATGATTTTTCCACTCTTACGTGCTTCCCAGAGGGCTTTGTCATTGAATTGCACTTCCACGATAGGCTGCCCCTTCTTAACTAAGGACTCACCAATTATGCAATCACACTCATTTACCCATGCACGCAAAAAGGAGAACTTGTCAGTGGTTTTCTTGTGGAATAGATTTGCCTTCATCCGGCCATCGGAAATGGCCCTATTAGCACTGTCAACCATCTTGCGGATGTGCTCTTCCTTCATCCCCTCGCCAACACCATCGGGCGTTTCAGGCGGGACATACATCGGCTCAACAGCGATCATTTCTTCTTCGTTGAGCGCCTTGATAGTGGGGAGGACGTCACCTCTTGTGCTTCCACCAAAATGCTTCTTGAAGAATTTGATCATGGCGCTTTCAACAGACTTTTCCATCATCTCGTCTTCATCTTCTTGAACAGAAGATACGACGTACTCTGTTTGTCTGTTAACATGAACCATCTCGTCGCCGAGTGTTACATCACCGCTAGCGTAGTATGTGTACGTACAACGATAGACCTCACCAGACTCGCAGATGTAGACATACTCATCATCAAAGTCCGTCACCCAGTAGTATTCACCGTTCTCACTTTTATTAAATTTTGATCCACATGCGCGGCTTAAAGCTGCATGTTTATCATTATATAGAGCCTTCTCTATTTTATTGCTTGTCATCTATTTTCATTCCCTACCCTATCGCGGAATATGCAAGGGATTCCCTGTGTTAGTGTCAATCAGCACCACCTCATCATCCGTCACTTTGTCAACGACAAGTGACTTAGTGGCAGCGTTCTCGTTGTTCGCTGTGGAGGCATCATAACCCTGCTGTGAGCTACCCGTTCCAGATGTGCCCATGCTCTCACCAGCCCTACTCTGACCTTTGTCAGAGAAGTCAATCTCATCAAGCCCGTCTAAAGGAAGGCCAGCCTTCTCGTAGATATACTCAAGGGCTTCCTTCGTCAGAGCATTAACCGATTTAGAACGCTGGATAAATTTGCCCCAGATGTCAAAATCAATCTCTCCCGTTTCAGATGGGATAAACTCAGGCATGTCCTTCCAATCAAGGCGGATGTCATTAGCCGCCAGAAGGCGCGGGATGAGCTGCGTATTGATCACATCAACTTTCTGGTTAATGCACCTCTCAACGTAAAATCCGTGAGTGGATGTTCCAGATGAGCTGAGGTTATATGATCCAACAGTGCTTTGACCAAGCAGCAAGAAACCTGTACCGAATACGTTGTAAATGCTTTTTCTTTTCTGGTCAATAATGTCCGAAGTGTTATACTGCTTACCTCCACCATCAATACCCTTAAGATCGAAGTCGTAAAGGTACTTATTACTCACGTCATCCGTGTCAGATGTGAGAACAATAAGGACGCTCTCGCCAGCGTGTAGAGCTGCTGCATTGGCTTGCAAGGCTGCATACTCCGCTGCGGCTGCGGGGTAGTTGGCGGGGTCATTGGCTTGGCGGATAAGCTCCGATGGCACCCTAAGAACGATTGAGCCACCTAAATCCTTGCTAACGCCCACAAGCTCATATTTCTCAATGAGCCTCTTTTCCTTCCAAGCATTGTAGCAATGCAAGAGGGGTGGATCACCTTGCGGGTTTCCATCTGACGGATTATGCCGATAGTGGAGGTATTGGTTATTCCACAAAAGGTTGTAGCCGGTTTCCTGCCACCTTGCAGCTGTGAGCCTCGTCAGGCCGTCATCCACCCACAGGTGGTTTGTAACCTGTCGCGTCATAGGCTTCTGCACAAAACCGATGACATCTCTGAAATTATCATCCCATACCCATCCAGCAACAGTATGCTGGTTTCGGGGGGACAACTTCTTCAAGACATAGCTGCCGGGATACTGACCCCTATTTCTTTTCTCGATGATGAAATTCTGCAGGGAGAAACCATATTTCAAGTCGGCGCATGCACTGTTTACAGCCTCATACCATGTGCCACTGGACATGTTGTGAAGGCAGTAATTAAGGAATTCAGCCGCTATCTTGCTCGTCTGCGTTCTCTTAGGAACAACCTTTCCCTTCCAGAGGGCGTTTGCAACATGGAGGTTGGTATAATCAATCGAGTTGAATACCGCATCGTCCTCGCTCATTACGTCAAAGGTTGTTAACCTTGCTGGCATCCGAAGCTCCGTCTTCTTTGCCTCTTGTATAAAATAAGAGCTTGTAATGGCAAGAGGTTGACCTGTTTCCCTGCTGGTGGGAACGATAACCCTGCCAGATGTCTCAGCCTTTCTAACATTCTTATCTGGCATCTATCGCTCCAAGATTATTTTTTATATTGGCCAACTTTTGAGGGCTTTCTTCCGGGCCGGTTCTGCTTTTCTTCTGGCTGGCTGGCGACAGTTTCGTCAGCAACGTCATCGACGACATTTTCCATTTGCTCTTCGGCATCCTGTACAGGCTCAACCGCGGGGGCTTCACCTTTACACATCCACACTGTCAGGACAGGAAACAACGACGGCATCTCGCTCCATTTTGTTGCATCAACAAACCGCCAGCCATCATCCAAGGATTCTTGAATCCGCTTGAAGAATGACGCCACACCGTGTGGATCGCGTCTGCGCTCGGTGATTATCTTCTTTTCCATTCTCTCTTGGCCCCTCTAAGGCTTTGCTAATCTATCGTGAAATTCATCTCATGTAAGACACTAGACGATAGAGTTTGTGTAGTTGTCTGGTTACGCACAACAATGTCAATGTTGCGGGATTTATTTATAAAGTTAAAAGCGGATGCTGTTGCGTCTGCAAACATTTTTCTATTAGACAAAGATCGTTAATCATTGCCCTTCAATTTGAGGAGTGTCCTCTTGTATTTCCCCAAGCCGGTTTTTGCACCGTTGGATTTATGGACACTTGTTTAAATTGAAGCTGCATGTCACCATGCAGATTAGACCATATCTTCTCTGTATCCAGAGCCTCCCTTTTCGGGGTTACTTAACCCCTACTCTACTCTCTTCCGGTTTCCCGTGATTTCGATGGTCGTTGAACGTTCCCTTATCGGGCTTCGCTGCTGATTGTCTGGCGTATATACGGCAGGGTTTCCAGCAATTAAAGAGGTTTATAGACAACTTTGCTTTTGCGTTAATCGTCTTTTCTTGTTGACGTTGATCTCTCCCCGTTAAAGGCTTCCAACTCCTTCATAAAGGCGTTGTATGTCTTCTCATTCGGGAATGAACTTTTTAATACCCTAACTAAACCATTCTGAGCTGCTGTTGCAAAAGGCTCAAAACGTATCATCTTGCTTTTCGTAGATGGCATCGGGTCAGACACCACTTGGAACCCTTCCGATACAAAACTTTTGGCCATTGACTCAAAAGCATCCTTACCATTCGATCCCGGATCAATCGCAATAACTATCTTACAGTCAACACCGTCAGCAATGGACTGCTGAAGTATCATCCTGTCACGCTCGCCAGCGCGCTTTCTAAAGCGCCCCTTTACCTCAGGGTCAGCGTTCTTGGCTCCTACATCGTCACAGATGTTGTCTAAGACACTCCACTCAAGGTAGAAGTACCCATTCTTGCATTTATGCACTATAGGGCTGCAAGCCGTGAAGTCGGGGGATGGCACTGTATCTGAAGGCTCTGAGGATGCCTTATCCCAAGCTCTGCACTTCCTCGTCCCGAAGGGGATTTTGTCAACGGGTACAAGCCAATCTCGTTGGAAGTAGTTACTTCCAGCAGGTCTGGCATACCAGTTCCCCCAAAGTTGCCTATCACGTTCGTGATCCGGGAGGCTATTCAGCTCCGACAAATATGTAGGGTTTTTGGCTAAGTTTATCGGGTTGTCAAAACAGTTGCCGTTTATGAATGTAAACCGCTTTGGCCGGATGTAAACATTACCGCGCCCCGGTATAAAAGGGTTGACTATATCTGGGTGTGTCTCCATGAAGGACTCTTCATGGTCGGAGAAGATAAACTCCCCATCCTTGACAACGAAATGCCTTATTTTTCCACACTTCTCTTCGTCAGGAAAACCCCTTTCATCCAGATACCATTCAATCAACGGTAAAACCCATGAGTCCGGGTCTGGGTTGACCGTTCCGACACAGTAGCTCGAACGTTTAGCCTCTGAACGCAGACACGTCAGAAGATACTGTACCTGATCCTTGGAGAAATGGTCAATCTCGTCAAAGAAGATACCTGTATAACCAAGCCCTTTGTGTCTCTCTTTATCAGACTCTTGGAACATGTGACTATAACGTACAGATGCACCAGACGGGAAAGACCATTTTGCAGCGGATAAATGCGGCTTACCGTCAAAATAGGGGAAGTATTTACTAGCCTTCTCCCAGAGTCCATTTGACCCCATTATCTCAGCATATTCCCTTCGAAAATAAATAAATCTACTAAAACCGTCATGCAAATCTTTCAGTGGCAGCATGGTGATGAGGTCTGTTTTACCTGCCCCACGAGCACCACCAAACACCATGAAATCTACTTCGTCAATGCGGCGGAAGGCGAGAGTTTGCTTACCTTCCTGCGGCTTAATATCTTGCCATGTTAATTCCGTCATTAGTTCTCCGTAACGACTTATAAACTAAAAATTCATGGAGGAATGTGGGAGGGAGAACTTGGAGGGGGACTCCCACACTCTTGTCCTGCACAGATGAGGTGGCGGTGCAGTAATCCATAAAAGGGTGGTACCAAAAGGGAAAGGGTTATTGCGCGTGGACTACTTTACCGATGGCAGAGCACCGAAGTTATTATTACCCGCGCAATAACATTTATCATTGCTGTTCAGAGAGTGGCCACCTGCCTGAGTGCAACGCCTTTATTCTTCATAAATTTTAGGAACGACATCTATGCGTATTGAACGTGATGTCGTCCTACCACCATCAGTGGTTATTGTATTTGTGATGTTGTAGCTCTTGTGTATACTACCGCCGGAGATAAAGGCTGTGGTCAGTGTTGTAGTAAACTCGTCAGAGTCCACCGTGACACCTGTGTCGGCTTCCCACTCAGAGGCTACGATAGTATCCCCTTCCTCAAGCCAACTTACCCAGTCCAACCCATAATCAAGAATGCCATCCGGCGTCTTTTTAAAAACTTTCATCGGCATTCCTTTTTATTGTTAGGATGCAGCCTGCGTCAATGTTGCAGTAACATTGAGTGTATCACCGCTCTCAACAGAGCGTGAACCAGAAAAATCACCAGCTCCATACAGCGTCCCACTGGTGCCACCTTTTGTACTGTCAGTGGCAAGAAATGCACCTGCGATGGTGGCTGTGCCATTAATACTGAACACCGCCTTAGATGCTGAGTTGCTGACACTTTGGCCTGAGACAGACCCAAGAGTCAGTGTTTGTCTTGCACCCTCAGAGTAGGCAGTTGATTCAGCCCACCCGGCATGGGATGCCATAGTGTCAGCAGCAGCAATAGTTCCTGCACCCTTCAGACCAACGTAGTGCGCAGCAGTATAGGAGCTACCCTTAAAATACTTATTTAAGATGTCATCTAGACCAGTGTTAACAACTAGATTATCAAACCCGTCAACCCATTTCAGGTTGCCGTCTTTGTCATAACATTCCACATCATAGTGCGTGGATGCAAACGCTGCGTAGTGTGTCACGGGTTGCATAACGATGTTTGCCAAGGCACCAAGGCCAGCACTTGCAATTTGTTCCATTATTATTCCTTTAGAGAATTTTTAAATCTTTCACGGCGACGGTTACTGTGAGGATTCGATCCTCCACGGTCACGGTTGTTGTTCTTGGCTTTATGGCCACAAGCCCTGTTCTTTCTTCTTCTGCCACTGTAATGCGCTTGTGCATCATTGCAGCAACGTCCCCAATGACCCCAGAGGCAAGCATTGCTGAGACACTAGAAAGAGTGGCTTCCTCTTCTATCGTGAGTACTGCTGAAGCGGCAACGCCGCTTAAGGATGACAACGAAGCAGCTACACTGAAGTCAGCCACAACCGTTATTCCAACGGCTGTTGTAGCACTAAGGGAGACATTTCCAACATAGTCAACGGATGCTACGGCATCAATTGCACTGGTAGTCCCTAATGACAATGACTCAAAGAATACATTCTCAAGAGAGAAGATAGACCCCGCAAACCCACCTAGAGAAGCGGCAGCCTCTATTGTCATTACGGATGATGTGTCATACCCTGCAGAAGCCAAGAGTGCTACAGTCGGGGAGAAATCAGCTAGTACAACAACAGATTGCCCCGCTATGCTGCTAATATCTACGCCAGCACCAAAATCAGCCCGGGAACTAATTACATCCGATGCTACTGAAGAAAGGCTCACCGCACCTTGCGCGTGAAGATCACTACCTTGCGCAAATGCTGCAACAGCCGCCAAGGATGTTGATTCTGAAAGAATCAGCGCTGCTGCGTTGGACAATGCTGCTGTAGCAGTGTATGATACAGCCCCGCCAAATGTCGCGGAGGAGGCCACTGTAACACCCGCGTAGCTGGTTAGCGTGACTGACTCATCGTATGTGCTTCCGCCAGCAGCTATTTCATGCAGGTCACTTAGCGGCCTATCACCTAGTGGAAACGCACCAAACATCATCCACCACCAAAATTAATGCCGTCGATTTCTGCGTCATCAACTGACGCATCAATCAGCGCAAAAATCCGCTGCCGCTCGCCCGTCAAAAAGTTTGAAAAGTTGGCGTACTGGTCAACTTTCGACGCGACTGATGCAAGCTGCTCTTCGCGCGTCACACCGATAATCGAAGCGATGGCGTCAATCGTCGGGGTAGGAGCTGCTGCATCTTTTCGCCACGCCTCTATCTCAGCGCGCTGATACGGCCACGTCTTTTTTTCGGCTTCTGGGTACGCTTTTTCAATTGACATGGCCGCCGCGTTGATCTGCTCGATGATGCGCAGTTTTGCGTCTTTGCGCGCACGCGCTACGTGATCAAAGCTGTCGATAATGGCTTGCACGGCCACAGGGTCGGAGCACAGCCACTCGTTGTCGTGCAATCTTATCCAGTGCCCTTGGCGTGCGATTTCATCGCTGACGCCGAGTTTTAAGCAGTCGCATGTGATCATCATGAGTGGCCCAGAAAAATCATTGGCACAGCAGCGTTGGCCTTGTTTGCTGTGTCGGCGTTACCAGTGGCCGGCAGGCTTGTCAGCCCAGCTTGCGCGCTCTTGTAAAACCATGGGACGTTGATTAATGCCGTCCCGTTGACGGTCGCGAAGTGTGACGGGACGACGATGCCGCCGTCAGCGGCCCGGAGCGTAGGCGTTGAGTCGCTCCAAAACGCAGCCCAGTAGATGCCTGGCATCAAAAGGCGCTCGGTGAAGGTCCCAGACACGACAACAGCTGAGTTTGTCAAAAGGTTTGTTTTTTCCAAAAGCAAACTCGCCGGCTCGCCTGTGTTGGGGTCGCAGTCGTATAGCCCAAGATGCAGTTTGTTTGAGCCCGTGCCTGCTCCTGTAGTGATCGCACAACCGATCGTGTCGATTATTTTTGCTGTGGGCCACACAAACGGCGCCCACAGCGTCCTGTCGGCTGTGAGTACCAGCGTGGAATTTGGCCGGATTGTGTTGGCCCCTACCGCAAACTTACCCACGCTCGACAGTGAGCTAAAACCCAGCGCCGGAAGCGGCACATTTGCGCTTGTCGCTGAGATGTAAACGTCGACTGTCGCCCCGCCCAGCGTTAACGCCGCAAGCGTCCCGGATGAGTTGCTTAGCACCAGTTCGCGCACCATCGTAGTCGATGCGGACAAGTAGCCGATGCCGGTTTCCCAGACGTTGTTTGTCGTGTCTTTCAGCGTATACGGAAAGCGTGGCCCGACTCCAACCGATGCGTTGATCGTCTTGTAGAGTGCGCTCTTTGCCCCGGCAAGGGTTAAGTTGCCCGTGCCGCTTGTTGTTGTTGTTTCCCACGTGAAATTCATTGCTCACCACGCAGATTAATTACTTTACACACTTGTGTTTTTGGCTGAGCACCATTAGAATCTTTCTTCTTGTTCTTCTTGAGTGTCAACTCATCTTCATCGAGAAGCAGTTGGTAGTTTGCATCAAGCAATTTCACTGCCGCCTTGAGCTGTGTCTTGTCATCTGCGCTACGGCGCATAATGCCAACTATCTTCTGGATAACCTCTGTACGGCACCCTTTGATTGCATCGAGGAAGTCTTCCTCAGAAGGAATCTTGTTTCTTGTTCCAAGGGGGCGGCCACCACGGTTGATAAGCTCAGGGTGTGATGCAAAGCCCCTCTTTGACTTGCTGATATTCTCTTCTTCTTCCACTCAAAACTCCCTCAAGCGCCTTGCGCGCTTCCACCACCTGTCTATGTGCTTTATCCAACCACAACAGGATGTCTATCTCGTCGTCAGACAAGGTTGAAAGATTAATCTGCATTGACTCCCACCTGGCCGGATGTGCTATATTCGCGAAGGTAAGCACACGAAAACGGGAATGTCAATAAATTGACAATGCTGCCAATTGATTAGCAGCAATCCACACCACAAACTTCATCAATCAGTGAGTCAAACCCACGTTCTAAGTAGTCCTCAAACTCACGCCAGTGAGTGTAGGTCATCTGGTCGTAGGCGCTCTCACCAGAGCCAACCCCGTCGAGGTTTGATGGGTTGAAAAGCATTCCAGACATAGTTTCCGTACCAATGTCATCCACGTTGTGGAGCCAACCATAAAAATAGCGTCTTGCAGTGTACTCGCCGAGTGTCATACCATCCCAAAACAGGCACGATACCCGACTGGGGGAGTCGGGATACCTCAGTTTATTGCCAAACTTACAAGGGTAATACGACGCTATGTCATCTTTGAACTTGAACATTTCAAACCTATTGTTCTTATCTGTGCCGGCACAATCTGTGTCCTATGTGTTAAGTATAACACAAGTTGTCTGTTTGTCAATAGGACAGAATGAAAATATTTATAAAATAACCTATAATCTTTAGTTCTATTAAAACACAACGCTTAGATTTAAATATCATAAGCCTTTGGGTCTTGACAAATTGGACTTCTGTGATAATATAAGAGATATAATCATTCCGTAGGAATAAGAGGACTATATGTTCTGAAAGAACATTAAGACTAATCTTTCCGTAGGAAAGAGTATTACTAGTATTTAGTTATTATATATTAGTTAGTTATATAATATACTAAATACAGTGTCTATCTTAAAGAATGTAATACTTTAGGGGTGTCATACGAAACGTCTACGTTTCAACAGGTGTACCCTAAAAACTAATTTCACTGGTGCTATTGACAGGGTTTGATGATGTGTTATACTAGACTTAATCGGGACTGGTTCATCGGGCAGGTGTCATCCCTGCGAAGGGATGAACTGCTCGGCCTTGTCATCACACTGGGGGATGCTGCATGGAAACATGCATCATGTTGTGGGGACAAGGGCGAGGATGGTGGCCTAATGCCTTGGTATAGGCAGCGGGAGAGCTCGACAGCGATGCTGCTGGGGGTGCTGTCAAACCCAAGGAAGTATGTCAAACTAGGGTAGAGTTTAAAATTCCTGTACCAAAGCACAGTTGGGGGTTGTCAGTGGGCAGCCGACTGGAACCCGTAGGGCCGCGGGTCTGTGTAGGCCCAGTAATCCCCGCGCACAACTGACGGGTGAATCAACCATTGCGTTAACTATTTTATGGGTGGACGATGACAAGTTTTGAGATGGGGGTTAAGAGTGACGCGGTTGAATGGCAGACTCCGCAGAAGCCTGATCTCACGGTGCGGCTGGAATTCTCCTACTCCGGGGACATCCTTGAGCAGCGTGTAGCGGATTTTGTTGCTGAGCTAGAGGCGGTGCTAAAACGGCCCGATGGGCGGTACGGCGTGCATGGGAATCACTCTGTTGACGATGGATATTTCAGCGCGGTGGAATATATCAAAGAAAAACTTGAAGACCTATTGGCAGCGGATAAAGGGTAATGGCAACAGTTACGGTGTACCCGTCAAAATTAAAACAAGCCCTCCGGGCCTATAAGTCCCTGCGTGACGATTCTGTTGACGCAGGGAGAGATTTGTGGTTATGTACACTCGAAGATATGGCTAACTACTGTTCAGAGAACGGTGGGGCTGTGACCCTTGATGTCGGGGATTGGGTAGAGTTAGGGCAATTCCTGAGAGGGGATTACTAACACGACGACACGTATGTCGTTGACATCGGGTAAGTTGTTGATTTTGTGTGTGTTCACCACATTTATAAACCTGCAAGGTGGCTTTAAATGAGTGAGATTGATGTGCTAGCTATGGCGATTAATAATCGCTGGCAACAAGATAAGCACGAAATGTGCGGTTGTTACTACTGCTGCCGTGTGTTTGATAGCGCAGCTATCCTTGAGTGGTGTGACGAGGAAACGACAGCCCTCTGCCCCTATTGTGGGGTGGACTCAATCCTCTTTGGTGTGACGGATGAAGCGGTGTTGCAACGGTGCGGTGATGATCTTTTCAGTGCGCAATGTTGACAGATGTTCATGTGCAGCTTAACATACACATGGCGCAGCGGCTTGCTACTACAAGCGCTGTTGAAGTTAAGTGGTAAACGGCGACGGTCGCTATCGGTTGAACATTGGGGTAAATTTGAAGGGGTTGCTAGATGGAAACATTTATTTGGGTACTTGTGGTTCTCATGGCATGTGATGCTATCATCAAAGTAATTTGGCTCAGTATAGGTACGATCCAAGAGCCTGTACCGCTTGCAGTGGCGCTTGAAGCGATTATCGCGGCTGGACTGGTTACGTGGGGTATCTGCCTGCTTAATGCGCCCTGACAAGGAGTTGAAGTGTTTCTGAAAGCCGTCCGGCTTGACTGGTATGCTAGGCGATAACCTTGAAGATGCTTAAATTAGTGGGGTTTTTAGACAATGAATTTAGATCGCGGAACACTGCTCTACGCTGCAGTTGGTATCTTTGTGGGTTTAATTACATCTGTCGTTGTTATTGCCATTCTTTCGAGTTTTGAACTCACAGGTTCCCGTGCATCATGCGAAAGCCGTGGCGGGGTATTGTTTGTAACCGGGAACAATCGCATTTGTCTGCGAAAAGACGCTGTTATTAACACAGAGTAAGACGGAGTAATCTTTTATGGTCGAAGTGTGTGAGGATTCACCTAGTGAGTGGGTGGACGACTTTCTAAAGAGACTAGGGGAAAGTGAGTATGTGGGTTTCACAACCCACAACATTCTCGATGACCCGCGCGTGAATAACCCCTATGTAGACTTCTGCTTCCTTGGTGTACACAAGGGTATGCCATGCCTCTGGGTTGCAACAATGTCAACATCGGCATCTGACTATTTAGCAAATGTAAGGGGTCGTGCTGACGAGTGTGCGCTTGTAGCTTACCCGTACGTACAGAGTAACGAACCGAAAGATTTATTCAAGAAAGTCGGATTGTCTAGTTGCTCCCTGTTCGCTCCCTCTGAAGCTTGGCGCGAGGAACACAGCACGCGGGCAAGGCTGTCTTCTGAGCTGACAATAGATTACACAAACAAACTCATGTACCCGATACCGGCAGAGTGTGTTTATATCTGGCCGGATTATAACCACCAGATTGGCTTAGACATACGCAAGAATGTAGATTTCATATCCTTAGAGCATGTCACCGACTTCATTGAGTCTTTTAATGGTGTTGAATACGAGAGTGATGAAACCTTTGCGGCTACGGCAGAACAACTAGGCATTTCATTGGAAGATGGTAAGCACTACTTGACATACACAAGGGATTTTGATTCGGTTCCGATCTCGATGTAGCTCTTCCAAAAATTAGAGGAGCTACTTTATCCACTTAACCTTACCGGGGTTTTCTTATGAAAATTCAAATGGAGAGTCATCGCGAAAAGTTTCTGGTGGACTGTTTCAGTCTCCTTCAGGAAGATTTTACCGAGGGGGAGGAGTTTATCCGGGAATCCGGGTACAGGTTGGAGTACTACCACAGTCACTTAATGGTTGTGGTGTCAACATCGTGCATTCCGCTGAAAGCAGAAATGCAGGTGACCTATGAGGTCACGACAAACAACTGCAGAATTACTGCAGTTGAGTTAATTGAACTATAGGTGGCTTACCATGGTTGTGGAGTGTGTTCCTCTCGGGGATAAAGAGTCTATTATCAACCAGTATAAGAATGCGATTAAACATGACAACACTTAAAGGCTCGTCACCAATAACAAAACACGAGCTGGTTAGAGACCTGTACGAACTGTCAGTCCATATGTTTAATACAGGGGCAGAGCTGGAATACTATGGTGGCCTCAGTGAGAACGCATTGCATGGCAGAGAGCTGATGCTGGCTTCATCGAAGGTGACCCTGTGGGCGGCCCATCTCTCTGAGGAGGCTGCTTTAACTGGGGAGAGTATGCAAGGGCTTGACGGGTCAAAAGAGGAGACTGATGATGTTTAAACAGTTATTGCTGCGGTTGGCGGTATTCGCACTGTTCCCGATCTTTATTATAACAGTGGTGGTATGGATTTCCCTGTACCTTGTGGTGGGTTGGTTCAGTATACTCACGCACGGTGTAGGATGGACACGTATAGGGATACTCCACGCGAAAACAAGAACAAGATTGTGAGGGCAGCAGGGCTCTATGGCCGCCGAAAGGCGGTCTTTTTGTCTGTAGGGGATTAGAGTGGAAACAGGTGTATCAAAACAAAGAGGTGGAAAAGGTGGATGGTGTTAAGTTAGACCCTTATCAAGGTTATATTCATATTAGTCGCTATTCGCGCTATCTAAACAACTTGAAACGTCGCGAAGTGTGGCCAGAGACTGTTGGAAGATATGGCTCCTTCTTCACAGACGTGATTGATAAGAAAATGTCGAAGGAGGATGCAGAAAAGGCGGTGCGGGAGTTTAATGACGTTGTTCTACCATCTATTCTGATGTTAGAGGATTTACCTTCAATGCGCTCACTGATGTGCGCCGGTATTGCGTTGGAGCGGGATAATGTCGCCGGATATAGTTGCTCATATACTGCAATTAAGGGTGCAGGAAAGAAAATTGAACTAACACACGATGAGATTGATGAGCCAATAGAAATACACCTGTCAAACCCGATAGACTTTGATGAAATGATGTATATTTTGTTATGTGGTACAGGTGTTGGATATAGTGTTGAGCGTCAGTATATAAGCAATCTACCCAAAGTTGGTAAAAAGTTGAATAGGCGCGGTTGCTTGCCAAACAACAAAAACTTCAATGGTGTTCCCAGGGAGGAAATATCAACTCTGGATAAGAGATCAAACACCATTCATGTCCACGACAGTAAATATGGCTGGGCGTCATCGCTGCGAATCCTGCTATTTGAGCTGTATAATGGAAACTTCGATGTTAGCTGGGATGTGTCATCTGTGCGCCCTAAAGGTGCCCCGCTAAAAACTTTTGGTGGCAGGGCGAGTGGGCCCGAACCACTAGTAGAACTTTTCACATTCGCCAAAGAGATGTTTAAAAGGGCGTATGGCCGAAAATTGACAAGCCTAGAGTGCCACGACCTCTGCTGCAAGATCGGTGACGTTGTCGTCGTTGGCGGTGTAAGACGGGCGGCTTGTTTAAGCCTTAGTAACTTATCTGATCAGCGCATGGCGACAGCAAAGAGCGGTAACTGGTGGGAGACAGAACCACAACGCCGATTGGCAAACAACTCTGTCTGTTATACGGAGAGGCCCGATGTAAGTCAATTTATGCAAGAGTGGATTAATCTGTATAATTCTAAGAGCGGTGAGAGGGGTTTCTTTTCTCGTGTAGCTAGTGAGAGGCAAGCAGCTAAGAATAAGCGAAGGGCTGCGTATAAGCACTTTGGAACTAACCCGTGCTCAGAAATAATTCTTCGTCAAAAACAGTTTTGCAACCTTAGCACAATTGTGGTAAGAGCAAGTGATACGCTAGAGGAACTCAAAAAGAAGGCCAGAAATGCTGCTATTATGGGCACGTTGCAGGCTACTCTGACGGATTTTAAGTACCTTAGCCCGGAGTGGAAGGCAAACACGGAAGATGAGGCCCTTCTTGGGGTTAGCATGACAGGGATTATGGATCATTTAGTGCTAAGCAAGAAGCAACTCGGCTTCCCCTGTGGGACAAGCCTTGAGGCTGGTCTTGAGGGGATTAGGCAGGTTGTGATTGACACCAACAAGGAGTGGGCAAGTATGCTTGGCATAAAACAAGCTGCTGCTGCAACATGTGTAAAACCAGAGGGGACTGCTTCGCAGCTTGTTGATGCGTCCAGTGGGATGCACGCGAGATTTTCCGAATATTACATCCGCCGCGTCCGTGGTGATATGAAAGACCCGTTAACACAGTGGATGGCAGCAGAGGGGTTTCCTTGGGAAGTCGATGTTATGAATCCATCGAATGCTGTATTTTCATTCCCAATTAAAGCCCCGGAGGGGTGCACTACAACGGATGAATTGTCAGCTATTGACCAGTTGAACTTCTGGAAAACATATCAAGATCACTGGTGTGAACATAAGCCGTCCATCACCATCTATTACTCTGACGATGAGTTTATGGAAGTTGGTGCTTGGCTTTGGAAGAATTTTGATTCTGTCTCAGGTGTCAGTTTTCTACCTAGATCAGACCATACATACAAGCAAGCCCCCTATGAGGCAATAACAAAGGAGGAATATCATAAGATGCTAAGCGAGATGCCGAATGTAGACTGGGATAACATCAGCCTACAAGAGGATCAGGACAATGCACAGGGTGTTCAAACCCTGGCCTGTACTGCCGGAAACTGTGAAATCTAAACAATAAAAAGGGGCCTTACGGCCCCTCTTCCCCATACCCATTCCTGGTATCATCGCCCCTAAATTGGGGCTTCTTTCTTAATTGGCATACCTGTGTGCCCCCCGCTTACAATATCCTCAAAAGGGATTGGCCCTCCATCGGCAGATGCCTCAACACAGACATTGACGTATCTGCTATCTCGTATTCCGCTCGAATCAAGCATGACCGCTGAATGTGTGTGCCCGTGGATATTTTTCTTCCCCCGTAGCTCAGCCTCATGAATAGGGCAATGCGATAGCCAATAGCCTTTATACTTGGTAAGCCCAGTGACTGCACTGAAATACTTCGTATATTCATTGATTGCAAAGCAATCATGGTTACCTAGCACAAGGTGCTTAGTCCCGTTCAGCTTACCAATGATGCTCAATCGTTCCGAATTAGTTATCCCTCCCATGCAAACATCACCAAGCACCTTAACAAGGTCACGCTTTTTCACTTTGCTGTTCCATACATCAATAAGCCACTCGTCGTGTTCCTCACTTGTCGTCCCGACACGGTGGCCTTGGTGCATATTGCAGATATTCTTGTGGAAGAAGTGGAGGTCACTTAGAAAGAATACCTTGCTCACAAATTCTCTCCACAGCACTTATCCATATTCCAGAGAGATGTGCCATCCTGCCAATCTTTCTTCCCTGTAAGGTTACAGTACCCATTTGTCATGGCGCTCTTATCAGGGCAGCTACCCCAATAAGGGCACACCCCATCAATGTAGCGTCTGTTGGCCAATATATCATACACCTCTGCTTCATAACAGGAGCTCCCCTTCGGTATCCCATCGGCAACACGTAATGATGTCATAGGTGGTCCTCAGATCAGGTCAAAGAGGTAGTCAGGCTCTAGGCCAAACCAGTCCAGCAGGATTTCTTCGGGGTCTTCCCCGTCGCGCACAGCACCCCTCGCCTCCCTCAAAAGGTCTCGTGCCTCGTTTATGGACATGCCGTCACGCTCAACCAACATTTTGATGATCGGGTTCATTGTCACACCTCTGGTATTTATCTAGATGAGTCAACAAGTGCTGGCAGTAAACATAAGCTGAGTGGGATGCCTCATCTCTGGCCCTGTCAATTTCACTTCTCCGGGTGTCTTGTGATCTTATCCAAGCCGCATCACCAACCTCTTGTAGCATGTTCAACGCCGTGTTCAGCTCACCATAACCCACCCACTTAAGCATCTACCCCTCCAGCCATCTCGTAGTATCCTGCACCGAACTTGATAAACAGGTCAGCAAAGAACTCCTCAACTTTTTCCAGTGTTCTTTCCTCGCAATGGTGCAGTATAGCAGATATGCCATCACTGTAATAAGCCTCTGCCTCAAAAGCCTGCTTATACTCACCTATATGGTGTGGATACTTACTCCAGTCGTACATCCAGATGTCTATGTAATATCGCGTACCGTTCTCGTCGCTGATCCGCCGCTGGAATAAGTTGTCTGCTATTTTTGGCGGCCATTTCCCGAATTTTCGGTAGCCTGCGGCTAGCAGGACATCCTCTGTTATATACATTTTCCCGCCCTCGAAATTAAGGGGCTTTCGCCCCTATTCAAAATAGTCAGCAGGAGTATAACCCTGCACCTTGCAGAATGCAACATGTATGTAATACAAAACCCTCGTAATCGGCCACAAATAGATGTGCAGTATATTGGTATAGGTTTTCATCTCATTGTAGTGTGTGAAATTGAATAACTCTGTGTGGTAGAACACACCAATAAGCCAAGCAAGTGTCACTGCCTCGAACATATTTGGTGCTAATATACTTAGTATCTCCATCTAACTCTCCAGTCTTTTGTCCAAAAGTAGATATGCGCATCTGCGTTTGTGGCTCATAAACTTCACACGTTCAGTGCTTAATGTTTCCTTCCTTGGTTCTATCACTAATGAACATCTCCTCGGCCATTGTGGTGTTCGCCATGATATAGCGCTCATAGCACTCCGCGTTTTTAAAGCGCAGCTTTGACTTGGTTTCACCCACAGCGGTTTCAATGATAATATCAAACAACTCATCTGTCATTTGTCACCCCTCTCATTTATAAAACACATGCTTTCCGATTGTTACGCCGTTAGAGGATGCCCACTTAGGCCGCTTCCCGTCGACCGTGTGATAATACAAGCTTCCGCCTGTCCTGTCAACAAGAGCTCCATTCACCGCTGTCAGGGCCACCCCAACAACCACGTTAAACGCCCTCCTGTCCACCACACCATCAAACTGGAAGTCCTCTGGCTTACCATCTGAATAATAACTGAAGCTCCCTTCATCACGTATCACCCCACAGATGGTGTGGTGGAACTTTGGGTGTTGCACTCTGTTGATGATGACGGATGCAACAGCGGACATACCCTCTTGTGTGTCATTCCGCGCCTCATAGTAGAGGGCTTCCACCATACACCCCAGCTCATCCACTTGGTGCGGGGATAGAGACAGAAGTGATGACAAGATGATCGCTTCAATCATCCATTCAGCTCCTTTTCAAGTTGTGCCATCACAAGGCCCTGCAACCAACGGCTTTGGGCAGACCACGCTGCAAGGTCATCAGCATGGCGGCAGAGGAAGGCCATAAGCTTTGGATCATCGGGGTCTAGCCCGTGGTGCTCCGCCTGCGCTTTTAACGTGTTAAAAGCGATGTCCCTGTCATTCTGTGTTGTTTCCAAACTCATAGCGCCCCCTGATTATCAGCTGCCACACACGCAACAAAATTCCCATCTTTGTCGAGGGAGTACCATACTCCCGGTAATATCCCGTTCTCCCCTACCTTGGATGCTCTCACCGAGAGTATCTCGTGAGTTGTTGGACATATGCAGGTCAAGACAATAGCCCCTCCTACCCCGGCCTTAGCTTTAGAGTTTGTTCCTAGCGCTGCCGCTATAGAGTTCCTTCCCCCTGCGGCTGCAGGGGAGTGCCCCCCGTTTGTCACAGAAGTTGAAAAATCCCCGCTGGTAGCGGAGGGGGAGTCATCCCCGCTTGTAGCGGAGCGGGAGCGATCTCCGCTTGTAGCGGAAGGGGAGTAATCCCCGCTTGTAGCGGAGGGGGAATCATCCCCGCTTGTAGCGGAGGGGGAATTCCTCCCGTTTGTAGCGGAGCGGGAATACTTCCCGCTCGTAGCGGAAGGGGAACACTTCTCGCTTGTAGCGGAGGGGGAATTCCTCCCGCTTGTAGCGGAGGGGGAATACCCCCCGCTTGTAGTGGAAAGGGAGTAATCCCCGCTTGTAGCGGAAGGGGAACACTTCTCGCTTGTTGCGAAGGGGGAACAATCCCCGCTCGTAGCGGAGGGCGCGGCCTTAATAAGCTCCGCTAGAGTGACTTCCCTAGAGATACAGATGTTGCTTGACGCAACCTTGGAATCATCTCCTTCGGAGATGTCCCCCCACCCCTCAACAATGCAATACCGATTGCCATCAATCGGTGGGTAGTACTTGAATGTGTCAAGTGGGTGTTTACACCAGTGGAAACCCACCTCGCAGGCTTCCACCTCTCCCTTGTGGGCATACTCCTTCCCGATTTCATACTGAAATCCACGACACTGTAGGTTTTTATCAAAACCTTTGTAGCCAATAATGCGTTGCATTAGTCTGTCCTCTAAAATTCAATACGCTGGTCTGCTACAGCCAGCACCTTCAAACCCATGCCATTCCACATATTCACCGCACACGGACGACCATCTAACACAGCCAGTACGTTATACTTCCCGTCGATCAGATTATCAAACATCCGTTTCTTGATGATCGTGTCCTTTTCATAGCTGCCTTTTGGACGCATTTCAAGGTGGTCGTAGCGAACATCGTTTGCCTTTAGCCACAGTTCAGTCTCCGCTCTGCACACCTCATCCCTGCCAGAGAGGAGAAACACGGTGTCAACTCGCCCACCTAACGAGTTGGTAATCTGCCTCACTACAGCGTCCACGGTATCAACCTCCCAGTCAAAAGGGCCTCTATTGCCCATCCTATCCAGTGTTCCATCTACGTCCACAATAATACAGGATGGCAGCCCCTCTTCGTGCTGGTGCTTCTTGTGACCGCGCAGGTCAAGCCATTTAGCATATTGCTGGTGGATCACTGCTGCGCCTACACCATTGGCCCGCTGCGTATCACGCTTGATGCACTCTTCTACAGAAGTATCAAAGAACTCCTTCTTGAGCGTATAACCGTTCTCCACGGCGAAGTTATGCCATTTAACATGGTAGGAGGGGTTGAGGTTGGTGTCTGATATGACAATATCGGATTTAGTGCTCACGGCCTCTCTGGCAATAGCCTCCTGAACTCGCGTGATTAGAGCCTCAAACGGTTTCTTGAACTTATAGCAAGACCATGTGCGGAAGCCAGACAGGGAGAAGCGCAGGTCATCTCTGTTAATGTTGACGGCACCGTTATTACGGCAGTAGGCTTCCGCCCAAGTGCTTTTGCCGGAGGCAGAGATTCCGATTGTTAATATGAGGTTTGGCATGCTTATCTCCTACTGGTCTTAGATGGTGTATACTTCTAATGGTTTAAAAGAATCAAGAATCTGATCTATATACCAGATGTGCTCATTTACCGCTTCGGTGTACTCGTTCAAGGCGTCCATGCTCTCCCATGAACCGTTTCTTGAGTACCTTACCCATTCTCTGTAGGCCATAAGAGCCCGTCTAGCGTTCTTACCTTTCAGCATTTTTATGCCGCCTCGATCATCCACGAGGATGATGCGCGTTATCTGCGTGGGTGTCTGCCAAAGATTTATCACATCTTTACCGCATTTTGCACAGAGATTGTCGCTCATTTATTTCCCCCTCGAACCAGTAAACCCTGCTGCTTTCACAGCGGGCTAATATACTAACTTGCATCCTCAATGTCAACATCCACTTCTTTTGCTAGCCCCTCCATGACACGGAAAGCAAAGGATTTACTCTTGTAAAACTTCGGTGTAAGCCCCGCCCCGTCTACGCGGACAATAACCCCTTCACAGGGGATGGATGGATCATCGTAGTCTTCAGATAGCACATCTGGCCGCTCTGTGAGTGATTCCACAAGCGCGGCTAGGGCACCCGCATCACCGTCATAGATGACTGGTTGGGCAATAGACATTGAGTATTCTATATCACGCGCCTTACACCAGTTAGCAAGCTGCGGGTATGTAAGGTCAATGGTTGCACCATCGTCACCTGTTATTGTAATGCGGTAGACAATAAAGCGGTGCTGCCATTCCTTGCACCCGTAAGAGTAGATTATGGGGTTGCCATACTTCTTCTCAAACGTCTTATCCTTTAGAATACCCGCGTTATGCATCCCCATGATTGGGTTGCCGTTGGCATAGCCAACAATCTCTCCGTAGATGGTCATCCCTCTCGGCATGTGCGCCTTGAGAGTATCCAACACATCATAGCGGAACTGCTCTGACCCATGGAAGCCATCCCGGTGGGGGCCCTTCCCGTAAAGGGACACGCGCCGTGTTCCCACAACATATTCATACGTTTCCGTTGGAAACACGTTGGCAGCTCTATTAATCATTCGCTTCCACCATGGAAGTTTGTGCACCACCTTTGTATGCGCATACCTGCCAGATGTGCCGTGATATTTGTTGTGGAAGCTGATTAGTGTCCCCGGTAGGATGTTTTCAACACAATATTTAAATTGCTCTGTATCAACATGCTCCTTGAAGAGCGGTGTGGTTACCCTCTTATCCACCTTCTTCTGCTGGTTGCCCGCCTTGATCCTCGCAGTTCTCTCGTTGATGTACTTCTGGCAAATAGGCACCCCGTTTAGTTCATCAAACTGTGCACCAACATCTTTTGGAATACCACCAGCAAAGAGGAATTGCTCTGGTGTGGCAAAGAACCCGCATGATTTCACCTTCATAAAGGTCTGTGCACGAACCCGGCGGTTATCCTCAAAAAACCCTGTTTTTTCTTTATCACTGTTGGCATTTTTGTCACGAAACAGGTTATTTTGGTGACAAAACGCCACTGACAGCTGCAAATCTGGCTCAAAAAATACGCCGGTATCCCCCACTTTTGCACCCTTTGATACAACCACTTTCTCCCCCAGAACAACGGCAACCTGAATATTCTCAGCACCATTAATGGGGTAGGTATCTGTTATCTTGGCTACGATAGCTTTATGCATTAGTCTGTCCCCTCATATTCATTCAACAGTCTATATATTTCTGATGGTGTTTCATTCACCGTGTACGTGCCACCCGATTTTGTACGGACAAGCAATGTCTTCTCATACAGGTGAGGGAAAAACGCTTCAACCTCCTCCGCACGGATAAAGACGGGACTCTTGTCTTCCCCGTATGTCAACTTAATAAATCTCATCATCTACGCCCCCCACTAAATTGACCTTATAGCAAGACCATGTGCGGAAGCCAGACAGGGAGAAGCGCAGGTCATCTCTGTTAATGTTGACGGCACCGTTATTACGGCAGTAGGCTTCCGCCCAAGTGCTTTTGCCGGAGGCAGAG